CTACAGCTTATCATTCTAAAAGTAAAGAAAATTATTTAGAACAATTTAAAGATGGCACTATTAATAAACTTGCTGTATGTGAGATGACCAACATGGGTATCACAATCCCTAATCTTAAAGTAGGTATATTTCATCAGATGAAAAGTTCAGAAGAATCTGCAATTCAAAAGGTTATGCGTATGTGTAATGTAGAAGAAAATGAAATTGCTGAAATTTACATTACATATTTCATTAATACAATTGATGAAGAATGGGTTAAAAAAGCTTTATCAGGTCTAAATCCTGAAAAAATTATCTATGTAAATCGTGGATAATTTATAAAAAAGTCATATTTTTAATGGCTCTGTCACCTCAAATGGCAGAGCTTTTTGTCACTATTAAACTACAACAATATGCAGATTAATCAGGAAGTTCCAAAATTATTAGCAGAACATGGTGTTGATTGCAGTTTAGGTCTATTATATTTACTTGGTGTACATCATAATCTTGATGGTATAAGTGAAATAATACCTGAGCCAATTGTCAGACTTGTTAATAACTTAGGAATAGTAGAAAGAAATTACAGAGATAACACTATTGAATGGCATTTACCTCTCTATGATGGTCAAAATGTAGATTCAGTATGGGATTGGGTTAATGAATATCGTAAACTTTTTGCAACAAAGAATAAAGAGAGGGAAGGTAATAAGAAATCCTGTGTGCAAAGAATGAAAATGTTTTTTGCTCAGAATCCTGAAGTTAGAAAACATGATGTATTAGATGCTACTACTATGTATCTTAGAACAGTAGAACCTAAATTTGTAAAGATGGCTGAAAGATTTATCTTTGATGGTCAAGGTAATTACAAAACCAGCATGTTGCTTCAATGGGTTGAAAGATTGTGGGAAACTAAAAGACAACAAATTCAAGACCCTAATCTTAAGATGATGAAATGAATTTCATAGAAGCATTTAAAGAGGGTCAGCAAGGAAATAACAAAGGTTTACCAACAGGTCTTATTCCATTAGACAGAGCAATAGATGGAGTACAAAAAAAAGCTATATATGGTGTAGCTGCAGGTCCAAAAGTTGGTAAATCTACACTCGTAGATTTTGCATTTGTTATTCATCCTATACTTTATTGCTTAGAACATAAAATACCAATCCACCTTATTTACTTTTCTTACGAAATTGACAGAGTCAAAAAAGAATTTGACTTTGCATCATTCTTTTTCTACTATGATTATCAAATTGATACTGTTGAGTATAATGGAATAGAATATCCTATGTCTGCAAGATATTTATTGGGTAAACTACAAGATGCTCAAGGTGAAATTATTCCTGTATCTAAAGACCATCAGCAAAAGTTATCTACAATCTATAAAACAAGAATTATTCCTCTTTTTGGTGAATATGACGTTAAAGGTCATAAAGTAACAGAAGGTGTAATTCAGTTTTTAGAAGATAGAGATAATCCAACAGGTATGAGAAATACTATTCTTGCCTATGCTAAACAGAATGGTAATTTTCAATTCCAAGAATATGAAACAACAGAAGACTCTAAGAAAGTAAAGAAACAAAGATTGATAGGTTATGTACCTAAAGACAAAGATAAGAGAACTATAATTATTACTGACCATATTCGTAAACTTAAAAGGGAAAGAGGTTTCTCTATGAAAGAGAACATGGACAAATGGATAGAATACACAGTAGAACTCAGAAACTTCTGTCATTTTACATTTGTACACATTGTTCATCTTAATAGGTCTATTTCTAATATAGAAAGACTTAAGTTTAATGGTGAGTATATTTATCCTACAGGTGAAGATGTAAAAGATTCAGGTAATCTATCAGAAGAATGTGATTATCTGCTTACACTCTTTAATCCTACTGATGAGAAATATGGATTAACTACACATTTTGGATATGTCCTTGAAGAATATCCTAATTATAGGTCTATCCATTTAGTAGAATCTCGTGATACAGAATGTCCAATGCATTTAGCAGTACAAATGAAAGGTAATGTAAAACAATTTAAACCAATTTAATTATGACAGCACCAAAAGGTTATTATCGCAATTTAATTTCTGATTCTAATATTAGAATTGCTTTTACTCATACACCAATGTATGGTGTTACAAAAATAGATAGCACTAAAGTTATCGAAGAATTAGAACAATCTACTGATGAGTATGCTCAATACTATATCAATGGATTAAAAAATGGTCAAATGGTTACTATAGTTGAAAACTCACATAGTGATAGATATTTTGTACCAGGAGAATTATATTTCAAATCTTAAAACAACAACAATGGCAAAAATTATGGTAATTGCAGAAAGTGGTTTTGGTAAATCTACTGCTATCTGCCCAAGTGAAGAACTTGGAATTAAGGGTTTAGACCCTAATACTACTTTTGTAGTGAATGTTAGTTCTAAAGATTTACCTGCAAGAGGTTGGAAAAAGCTATATAAGCATATTCAAGGTAAAGACCTTAGTTCAGGTAATTATGTAGAAACTAACAATGGTTTAGATATAGCTGGTCTTATAAGCATTTTGAATGAGAAGAAACCTGAAGTTACTACACTAATTATTGATGATTTTCAGTACATTATGGCTGATTATTATATGGATAAAGCTAAAACAGCAGGTTTTGATAAATTTCAAGACATTGGTTATTTTACAGGTCAAATCTTTAAAGCTATCCAAAAGTTTAAAGGTCATGTAATAGTACTTACTCACCCTGAAGAAGTTCAAGGTAATTTTGGTACTACATACAAGGCTAAAACTGCTGGTAAAATGATTGACCAATATATTACTATGGAGGGTAAATTTGACATTGTCCTTTATGGTGCTCAAGATTATGATTCTAAAGCAAAAAAAGCTATAAAGCAATTTGTAACTAATTATGATGGTAGATATCCTGCAAAATCTGCACCTGGAATGTTACCATTATTAATGCTTAATGATTTGGGATTAGTTGTTGAACTTGTAAATAAATATTATGAAGGAGAATAAGAAAAGACCAAGAGTCAAAATTGAAAAGAAACAATACACATTAGTATATAGTGTACAACCAACTAAACAATAATTTTTTAACTATTTTAATTTTTTAAACAATGCAAATCAAAATTTCAGAAATTCTCAATGACCTAACTAATGGTCAAACAAGACAACAGATTAAAGAAAAGTACAATCTTAGTACTGCTCAACTTAAATCTGTATTTGCTCATCCACTTCTTAAGGGTAGAAAGACTAAGAAAGTAGAACAACCTATTGACTTAGTAGATGACATTAGTGCAGTAGATACAAGACCTGCTTATGCAATAGTAGAACCACAACCTGTTGTAGAAACAGTTAGACCTGCATTAGTAGATGATGCAAATGATGATAACTTGTTTAGCTAAATTAAGGGAGGTAGCTCCTCCCTTTTATTCTTTAATTCTATAAAAACATAATTATGTACGGTTATAATAATGATGAGAAATCATCAGGTTCAGCAAGTTTTGGTCTTAATCAAGGAGTCTTTATGACTAAATTTGAGTTTAATCCAAATGGTGGTAAAGATGGAGCAGCACAAGAATGCTTAGATATCACATTTGAATTTCCAGGTGGTGCTGTAAGAAACTACAGACAATTTCCTGTAACTCAAGCAGTTGATAAAGATGGTAACAAGATTACTAATCCTAAAAGCAAAGAGATGATTGCAGCATTTAATGAGTTTAACTCAAAGATTACTCAAATCATGAAATGTTATGTTACTGAAGAAGTTCTTAAAAGAGAACTTGCAGCAGCTAATAATTTTAAATCTTTTTGTCATATCTTAAGCAATACTTTGCCTAAAGAATTTGCTGAAATTCCAGTTGATGTTTTTTGTCAGTATCAATGGCAACCTAAAACTGATGGTGAAACTAAGTATTTGGAAATACCTAAAAATGTGAAGCAAGGTAAAGTATTTGCTGCAGCTGAAGAAGGTAATTTTAAACCAGTTAACATCAATAAGGAAGCAGGTGTTGTTACTTACAATGGTAATGAATATCCTTTAACAGTAAATGGTAAGAGTGCAAGTTTCACTATTGGTGAAAAGACATTCAACATTGGTTCTGATAAAGGATTGATTTATATTGCTAAAGTAGGTGATGAAATCAAAACTCATAGTATTACAAGAACTGGATGGTTTATGGATTCCAATTGGGCAAAAACAACAAATGAAGATGCTCCAATTCAATCTTCTTGGGATTAATTAACCATAAAATCTTAATGCTATGTATGGCTATCATGAACAACTCACAATCGAAGAAATATTTTTGAAAGTAAATCAAAAAGAAATCTTTACTCATGTTTTTGGTAAGTTTCAAGTAGGAGAGTACTTAGTATCTCCATTTAGAAATGATGATAGTCCAGGATGTTGGATTCAATGGCATAATGGAAAGTTATACTTTACTGATTTTGGTTCATATCATGCTAATTTAGACATGATTGGCATTATTCAGCTAAAGTATAATTTTTCATTTAAAGAAGCCTTAGACTTTGTTGCTAATTTTAAATGTGATGAGGAACCTGAATATATACAGCAGGCAATTACAGTATCAAAATCCAATTCTTTATGTTTGGAATTTTGTCCTAAGCTATTTGATGATTATCATAAAACATATTGGTCACAATATGAGATAACATCTAAACAACTAATTCAAGATAACATATTTGCAACCAAATGGTATAAAGTTAATGAGCATTATTTTTTTCCTAATGCAGCAGATACTACTTATACAATATCATTTGTTACTGATGCTAAAATCAAAATTTGTAATCCTAAATATTCCAGAAAAGGTAAATGGGTTACAAATGCAAATCAAAATGTTATTGGTGGAACATCACAATTACCATTTTTAGGTGAAACTCTTTATATCACTAAGTCTTATAAGGATTGGAGAGTACTCAAAAACATAGGAATAGAATCTGTTATATATTTTCAGAATGAGGGTATGTTACCTGATATGAACATACTTAGTATTTATTTAAATGCATTTTCAGATGTTATTATTTTATTTGATAATGATGAGCCTGGTATTAATGCATCTAAAAAAGTTCAAGAATATATTAATGGTGAATTTTCCAACAAAGCATCTTATTTAACACTTCCTACTAAGGAAAAAGACCCTGCTGATATTATTAAAGCAGGTAATAAATTACAATTAACTAATTTTTTAAATTTAAAGTAATGAGAAAAGTAAAAGTTTATTCAACAGCTTTTGGTTTAAAAGCTATTAATTCTGCAGCAACAACTTGGGGTGAACTTCAAGATGATTTATCTACTGCCAATGTTACATTTGGTAATATGAATGCTGTAGAAAATGTAGGTAATACTACACTTGTATTGAAAGAAGCAAAATTACCTGATGGTGAGTTTGTACTTATGTTGACTCCACAAAAGACTAAGTCTGGCTCTGATTATAAAATAGTTAGAGCTACTGTTGTAGAAATTATTACTAAATATGGTGTTTCTGCAAAGGAACACTTTAATCGTGATGGTAGAAACTATACTAATAGAAATACAGCAGAGCTTTTGGGGTTAATTGCATTATGGAATGAAAAGCATCCTAAATCTGCTACTCCTGATGTAAAAATTTCAGGAATTGTTACTCCTAAACTTGAAGTAAGTACTCCAGCTCCTAAACCAGTAGTAGAAAAAATGAGTTTTGTAGAAGTTTTAAGACTTGTACTTACTTATGATGAAATAAATGAGTATGAAGATTTAGAATCTTATATTCAAGATGCTATTGATATATTAAGAAATGACTCATCATCTGTAGAAGGTTTATCAGAAGAAGAAAAATCTTGGATTAACAAGATTAAAAATATGTAGTTGTAGTTGCTTGTTTATAGAGGGTTGGGAGAAATCTTAACCCTCTTTTTTTTCACTTAAAATCACAAAACTATGATAAATATATTTCATTTGTTGAGGATAGCAGCTAAAAAACAAGTTAAAAATCAAAGTATAAAGCATATTGAAGAACATATTAGTAAAAGGTTTTATGTAAAAAATGGTGAATTAACTGTATTACAACAAAGGTCACACATATTGTTTACTAAAACATTTCCATTTTATAAATCTTTAAAACAAGCACTTGATAATTTTGGATTAGATTATGAAATTAGTTTAGGATATCATATAAAAACATTTAATCATAGCCCAGTTGATTACTATTATGCTCATAATAATCTTTGTTATACTTGTACATCTGAAAAATTAGATTATTCAACTCAATTTATTCCTAAACTAAATGTTATAATTCATTTTCCTAAAGTAACATTAACTAATAGAGATAATAAGTATCACACAATCAAGAATTTATTTGTAAAGTTTAGTGTTAATATTTATCATAAAATAGATATGTTAGAAGGTACAAGAACTACATTTCATCCTATTGAACATCAAAAAAGATATAGACATTCTCATTTAAATGCAAGTAGTGATATATCATTTAGTTATTTTTGTTTAGGTTCTGATGCTCCAATATCATTTACTAAAATACTACTTGAAGAAGAATTAACTAAACCTAATACAAGTTGGACTGATACATTTTTATTCTTTTTAAATCAGATTAAAGCTTATTTAGTTTATGAATCATTAGAGGGTGGGCCATACATTAAGATTTCTTCTTTAACTTCTTCTAACTATACTATAGAGGATAAAATAGGTGCTCTACAATTAGACAGAACTTATAATTCAATAGCTAATGCATTTAATGCATTTTATCGTATGCAAATATTTCATTTCTTAAAACAAGGTAATTTATTATTTGCTAACAAAGTACTTGATGTTAAAAGAGAAGTATTTGATAGAGTAGTATTTAATGAAGATTTTTTAAATTCTTCTGCTTTTGATAATTATTTTAAAGCTAACTACATTGAATACACTTATAATAATCTACCTGTAAGTTTTGAATCAGTATTAAACAATACAGAAGTATTATTAGATGAATATGTATTGTTTCAAGGTAAGAAGATATATGGTTTAATTAAACCTGAAACTAATTTTGATAACCCTGACGAATTAAAAATTAACGTCAAACAAATTGTAAAAAATTATGTCTATAACAAATTTAGGTCAGAAATCAGCTCATATCAGATATGAGAACATTACATTGAAAGGTGAGCCAGTAGTACATCTTTCATCTACAGTATGGGATAAAATAAAGTATTTATGTAAAAACATCAATACAGTAGAATGGAGTGGCTCTATTTTCTATAGATTCATATCTGATAATCCTACATTATCTGATGTAACTACATTAGATATTGAAGTAGTAGATATTATTCCATTAGATAAGGGTACTTCAGGATTTACTGAATACAATTTTGATTCAAGAGTTGTAAGTTACATGACTGAAATGGATTATTTTGATTTAAAAATAGGTCATTGTCATTCTCATCATGAGATGAAAACATTCTTTTCAGGTACAGATATGTCAGAATTAAATGATAACTCTGAATTTATCAAACCTTATCTATCTCTCATTGTAAATAATCATCATACATTTTCATGTAAACTTGCATTTAGAGTAGAAGCTGAACCAGTTCTTTACAAGTATCAAGATGTAAATGGTAATTGGCAAGCAATGATGTCAAAAACAGATGATGCTATTAAAGTAGCTTCTTATGACTGTGTTGTAGCTCCACCTAAAGTTCCATTAATTGTAAGTAGTAAATTCTTAGAACAGTTTGAACAGATTATGAAACCTAAGCCACAAACTGCAAAGGTTAAATATAAAATGGAACAAACAAGTTTGTTTGAAGATACTTTTGATTGGAATAATGGTTTAAAAAGTCCTGTTATTATGAATGATGAGGAATCAGATGATAATCCTACACTCAGAGAATTAGAATTGATGTCTTGTTGTATTTTAAGATTAGGTCAAAAGATGGATAATGATTCAATAGAAATTACATTAGAAGATATTGAAAATTCTATCAATCAAAGACAAATGAATCTTGAAAAGTATGTTAAACAAATTGGTAATAACATTAAAAGATACATTTCTCAATACTGGGAAACAGATATAACTGATGAAGAATTAGAAATGTTTACAGGAGATTTTATTGATGAGCTTATTTTCTTACAAGATGAGTTTCCATTTGTACAAGACATTATTTTAGAATTTGATAAATCAATACTATAAATTATGAGTAGAGAAAGATTTCAAGATGCTCTATGGGTTAATAAACCAGTATCTATCCATGTAGGTGGTGCAGGTGGCATTGGCTCATGGTTTTGTTTTTTTGCTACAAGAGCAGGATTTAGAGTACAAGTCTATGATTTTGACCGAGTAGAAGAACATAATTTAGGTGGTCAACTATTTCTTACTCAAGACATAGGTAACTTAAAAATAAATGCTCTGTCAAATGTAATCTCTTTGTTTAATGATGATGATTTTCAGTTTTATCATAAAGATTGGAGAATTGATGAGCATATTTCTTATTTTCCATTTAAGAATTATAATGGTTTAACAATTATAGTTAGTGCTTTTGATAATATGAAAGCAAGAACTGATTTGTTTAACATTGCTATAAAATTACATAGTGATGAACAAAAAATATTTTTTGTTGATGGTAGATTACTTATGGAGCAAATGAGGATATATTGTATTGATATGTCAGATGATTCAAAGGTAGAAGATTATGCATTAAATCATTTATTTGATGATTCAGAAGTAGAAGAATTACCTTGTAGTATGAAACAAGTATCTCATGGTGCTGCTATGATTGCTACTCACATGTTAGGATTTATTACTAATAAGATTAGTAATGAATTTGAGTGGAAAGATGAAGTATTTAAAGTACCTTATATCTGGGATTATATTATTCCAATGAATAAAATAACAGAGCAATATGACATCACATCCTGATTTAACTCCAGTATTTTCTATAAGTACTTCACTTAACTACATATGGAAATCTTATACAAATTGCAGAACAGACTCATTCAATCTTAATTTAAATTTTAAAAAAATATTGAATTTAAATTTTTGCAGTTTACCCAATTTAAGAACTAAGCAAGAAAAAACACTAAAGTTTTTTAAAGATTGTTTTTTAAGTGCTAATGCTTATGTTGATTTCCAACAACAAGGATTACTTGTTGGACAAGGTATTGTATTTGATTATTTAGATTACTGCTTTGATGTAATTGTAATTAGAAAAAATGATATTTCAATAAAGTTAAACAACAAACTTTATTATAGAAATACAAATTTAAAAGTATATATTACATCGGAATTTATCACTAAACACAAGAAAGCATTTGATATTGTTTATGCAACAGTAAACAAATTAAATATTGAAATTGTGTCAAGAGAGCAGTTAAAATCTATACTGAATGAAAAACAATAGAACTAAGGGGCATAGTGCTGAAAGGCTTTATGCCCTTAAATTTAGAGAGTTATTTCCTAAATGTCAAACAAGTAGATATGCATCAAGAATGATGGATGATGCTGGAGTAGACCTTGTAGGATTACCAATGTTAGTTCAGATTAAAGCTGGATTACAAAAAGGTATGAAACCACATGAAGTACTTAAAAACATTAAGGATAATTTACCTGATGAATCTAAACCAAAAGTATTGATTCATCATAAGGAGGGAGCTAAAGGTAAGAAAAGAGATGAATTTTCTTCTTTAGTAACCATGACGTTTGAAGATTTTTTTAACCTTATTAATTTAGCATACAATGATACTAAGACCAAGTAAAGAAGAGATAGAAGAGTACAGAAATTCTCCTGCCATTAATCAATCTAAGTTAAAACTTTTACTTGTAAGTGTAGATACATTTAAAGAAGTAAAAGAACCAGAAATGTTCTTTGAAGAAAAAGAGCATTTTGTAATAGGTAAAGGAGTAGATGATTTTATTACTATGGGTCAAGAATATTTTGACCAGGAGTATTATCTTAGTAATAATTCTAAACCAAGTGCTACTATAATGTCTATTGTACAACAAGTATTCCAATCTCGCACTAATGATGATTGGTTTGCACAAGATTTATTAAGTGCAATAGATGCTCATGCTTATCAACCAAATTGGAAACTTGATACTAAAATTAAAAAAGTTTCTGAAGAAGGTGAGCAATATTGGTTAGAATTAGTACAAAGTGAAGGTAAAAATGTACTTAGTATAGAACAGTTTGCTAAAATACAATCTATTGTAACTCAATTATTTGAACATGCTCACACTAAGGTTATATTTGAACAAGAAAATAATGTAGATGTTTATTATCAATTACCTATTTATTTTGAGGAAGAAGAATTACAATGTAAAGCTCTTTTAGATATGGTTGTAGTTGACCATAATTCAAAAGAAATTACTCCTTATGACATTAAAACATTAGGTGATTATACTAAATTCTTTGATTATCAATGTAAGAAGAGAAGATATGATATTCAAGCAGCATTCTATTTTGAAGCTATATCTGATTGGAGAGATATGAATTTTTCTGATTATGAACTTAATCCTTTCTCATTTATAGTTGCATCTACTACTAAACAATGTCCACCATTAGAGTTTGTAACAACTCCTGAATTTTTAAATGTTGGTAAATTTGGTTATGAAGCTGTATCTTTATTTAATGTTGGTGAAGAAGAACTTGAAACTGGTACTATGATTAAAGGTTTTTCTCAATTATTAAGTGAGTATAAATGGTATGAAGAAAATGGATGGGATGTAGATAAAGAAATTTATGATGCAGCTGGTGTATTTTATATTGGTTCAGATTATAAAAAACATTAAAATGGATAGGATTAAAGTTCAAATTGGTACAGTACAAATGAACAAAACTTCAAGATTTGTAAAACCTTGTTTAAGATTATATGGAGAAGATTTCATAAAAAAATTAAACAGTATTTACAAGTTGGCTTATGGTGTAGGAGATATGTTCATTAATAAAGAATATAGTCAACATATTTTTATATTAATTGATACTAAAAAATGTATAAATCATTGGATTACAAGTCTTGATTGGGTTAGACAACAAGAATATTATGAAGATGATTATGCATTTGATGATTTAGTGACAGGTAGATTACACATGCTTGTTATTAAATTACCTGATGAAATTGATTTAGAATCATTTTGGAAGGGTAAGTATTCTAAGATGTATAAAGATGAAAAGCTAATTGATTTATTAGATGATGAAACAAAAGCAATAGTTATTAAAGATGCTAATTATAAAGTAAAATTCATAGAAAAACTTAGAAAACAATTTACTTCTAATATTCAAATATCTCAACTTAATCCTGAAGCAGAATTAGAAATTCCACCAACTGTTGACGAAGAACAAATATTTTAATTACAAAGGGTTGTAGCAATACAACCCTTATTTTAAAAACTAAAAGTATGATGAAACTTGTAAGAATTAAAGGTAAAGATGAATATATTTTGTTTGGACCAGACATAGACATTGTAGATAATATGATTGGTGGAGAATGTTTAGCTGTAACAGATAAATCATTATTACCAATTGACATTAATGTAGGTCAATTAGACAAATCAAAGATTAGTATTTTTATCCAGGAAGATACAGATAATAATATTTGGGATGTAGAAGTTGACCATGACTTAAATGTTTACCACAAAGACCAATTAATATAATTAATTAACAAAATCAGAAGAATATGAAAAACAGAATGTTAGTACTGATAATCTCAATAGTAGTATTGAGTAGCTGCTCACAAAAAGAATACATAGATGAGCCTGCACAAATAATAACTTGGAATGGTTCAGATACACTTAAAGTGTTTATGAATAATTCTGATGACCCAAATCCACAAATACACAATCACAAGTTTAACAACATTACATTTAAACACCCTAAATTTAATTCTAAAGTAGAGGAAGAATATGTAATGAGATTTTATAAAACTGCACAACAAGAACATAAACAATTTGGTATTCCAGCATCTATAAAATTAGCACAAGGTTTATTAGAATCAGCATCAGGTACATCTACTTTATCTAAAAAAACTAATAATCATTTTGGTATTAAGTGGACATCTAATCATAAAGGTGGTTATGTAGTTGCTAAAGATGATAAACCTAATGATAGATTTAGAAAGTATAAATCTGCATGGTTTTCATATCGTGACCATTCTAAGTTTTTAATGATGGATAGGTATAAACCATGTAGAGATTGTGGTAAAGATTATGAATGTTGGGCAAGACAATTAAAGAAATGTGGATATGCAACAGCACCACATTATGCAGAATCACTTATAGCTATTATTGACAGAAATAAACTTTATAAGTATGACAATGAAGGTAAAATGCATCAATGATGATTTTTCTAAAGTAAAAGATGAACTTATTAGGGAATCAAATAGACTCCCTTTAAGTTTTCCTGTTAAAGGAGAATTATATACTATAAGAGAAACATTTGACAATGATGGACTTGTTACATCTTATCTTTTAAATGAACTTTATAATCCTGTTTTTTACATACCAGTAATAAGACAAAGAAGAGAATTAAGTTTTGCAGAATGGAGATTTGAACAAGTACATACAGATGTCACAGTAGAAACAGAAATTGAATCACTTCAAACAATTTAAAATGAAAGCAATGAGAGAACATTGTATAATAGAGCTTGAAAAAGCTAAAGTACAAATAGTACTATGTAAAGAAGTTCTTAATTACACAGATATTCCTAAAGAACTTCAAGATAAGATGACTAGATTATTTAAAAGTTGTTTAGAAAGTCAAGAATATTTTCTTGCTAAACTTGCAGAATTAGATAAATGACAATATTTGAACCACAAAATAGAGTAGAGGTGCTTACACCTAAAGGTAAAGGGTTTATATGGTTAGTAACAGAATATGGTACTGAAACATCTAAACTCTTTACTGTTATTCAGGATACTGGTGAAATATGGGAATGGCAAAATAAGGATATAAAAGTATTAAATAACATTTCATTTAATAGAACATGACAATTGGAGAAACATTAAAGAAGCTGATAACAGCAGAGCATTATGCAGAAGTAAGAATAACTGTTCCTGATAATTTTATTTCTTTTATTAAAGAAATGCTTCCAGATGACTATGGATACATTGAAGCAAAAGAAGAATCTTATCAAGAAGTATTAACTATACTTAAAAACACAATGAATGATAACTCAAACAGTTAGAAAAGCATTAGATATAAAACCATCTGGAAGGAGTAGTGATTTCATTACTCCTTCTTTCATTCATGGGTGTTTATATAAATGTGGTTATTGTTATATGAGGAGAAATAAACCTGAAGGTATATCAATAGCTACAAATACTGATGAAATATTACAGACTGTATATAATCATGCTCAAAGATTAGGTGTTAAAATACCTAATCAAACTCATGAAAATCTATGGACTTATGATATTTCTTGTAATGAAGATTTTGCACTACATGCTAAGTACCACGAATGGGAAAAAATATTTGATTTCTTTACTCAATCTGATTTACCTATAATGGGTACATTTGCAACTAAATATGTAAATGATAAGTTGTTAGATTACAATCCTGATAAAAAGATTAGGATTAGATTCTCACTAATGCCACAAAATTTATCTGATATATTAGAACCAAACACTTCATTAATTTCAGAAAGAATAGATGCTATAAATGATTTCTACTATGCAGGTTATGATGTTCATATTAATTTTAGTCCTATTATAATTATTCCTGGAGCTAAATCTTTATATGAAGATTTGTTCAAAAAGATTGATTACTATGTGGATGATAAAATTAAAAATGATATACTTGCAGAATGTATTATGCTAACTCATAATAAAGGTATGCATGAGTATAATTTAGAACATAATCCTGAAGTAGAAGAATTGCTATGGAATCCTAAAGTACAAGAAAATAAAATATCATCTTATGGTTCTAAAAACATTAGGTATAAATGGCAGTTAAAGAATAGGTATATATCTGATTTTGTAAAACTACATGATGAGATAATACCTTGGAATAAAATTCGTTACATTTTTTAAATAGAATAATATGAAAAACATACACATATTACCAACAGATAAACCAAGTAAACTTCAAAAAACTAAACATGATAATTTTTTCTTATCTTTTAGAGTTGATTTGTTTACTGATTGCACATCTCAACACATATACGTCACTTCTGATGATAAGATTAAAGAAGGGGATTTCTTTTATGTTAAAACACCAAATATACATGGAGGAAATATAGTTACAAAATGTTTAAACCTTGGAAAAGGTTGTTGGTCAGAACACATTTTAACGGATACAATAGATGAGAAAGGTTATCACCCATCACATTGTAAAAAAATCATCCTAACAACAGACCAAGACCTTATCAAAGATGGTGTTCAAGCTATTGATGATACATTTCTTAAATGGTTTGTGAATAATCCAAGTTGTGAGGAGGTTGAGGTTGAAAAAGAAGATTACTCTCAAAAATGTAGAGAATGTGGAGAAACTGTAAAAAGAGGATATATTTGCAATAGAGGTTGTTTTATGAAGTCGGGTAATTTTATTCCTACTGATAAAAATATTAAATACAAAATCATCATTCCAAAAGAAGAACTTAAGCCAATACATCAACAAATAATTGACATTGTTGGTGGCGAAGATAGGTTTAAAGAAATCGCTGGTCTAAAACCTAAACCTGAAACAATTGAAGAAGCTGCTGAAAGAATGTATACTGATGAAGATATAGATAAGCAAATATCAGATTTTAAATATGATTTAAAAGAGTCAACTAGTACATTTGTTAAACAGAATTGTGAAGGTGCTATATTTGGTTTAAATAGATTAAAACAATTTAAAAAAGATAAGTTATGAAACAGACAGCAGTAGAATGGTTATTATCTCAAAAAATGGCATTAACATCAGAAGAGTTTGATGATATTATTGAACAAGCCCTCGAAATGGAAAAGCATCAGATGTTACATTTTTGGAAAGGTGGTTTATTTGCAAATGAATCAGGCGGTAAAAACTTTGAAACGTATTACAATGAAACCTATAAAAAAGATAAGCCATGACACCAAAAGAAAAAGCAATAGAATTAATTGATAAATATGATTCAACTTTAACTTATTTAGAATCTAAAAGTAAAGCCAAACAATGTGCCTTGATAGCAGTTGAAGAAATATTGCATTGTGAAGCCACAGAACCATCTGATACTGATTGGGATGATTGCGGTGCAACTGCTCAATATTACTGGCCGCAAAAGAAAGTTGATGCAGGTAAATTTTGGGGCGATGTCAAGTCGGAGTTGCAGTCTTTGTAAGTTTGCGTATAACGTGATGCAGATACACACTGTTAGCGTTCATGGGATAATTCAAAAACGCATTTTTAACAGTCCTGTGGCGGAATTGGTGTCAATCAGAGTTGGATGTGGGTTTTCGCACGCATTACGGCTGATACAGGTTCGAATCCTGTCAGGACTATTTTTTTAATTTTTAAAAACAAACTAATATGAGTAATAAAATTTTTGCACTTTTTGCACTCTTAATGGGTATAGTGTATTTTTGTCTATTTGCCTACGATATAGAATATGACCGAGATTTAATGACTTGGTTTTGGTTATTATTTTCTCAAATTTGGTTTATGGTTAGTTTTCGTTTTTGGATTTTACATGATAACACAAATTAATATGATACAAGCAGTAGTAGGCGAAGAAGGTAAAGAACCTAATTATGATAATGATTTAAAGTTACATAATAGATTATTAGAGTCAGGTCATTTTTCTCCATTTGAACATTGTGCTAAAGTTATGACTGATGAAGAGTATGAAAGTTTTATAAAAGGTGAAATTGATTTTTGTTTTGATATACCTAAACATACTATGGGATGATGTAACAATTTTAAAGGATTTATTCAATACAGATATTTGATAGATAGAAATTAATTTCTATATTTGGCAATTCTTAAACTTTTTAAACCACTTTTCATGAAACATTCACTTCATTCCTCCTTTTACCCACACATTGACGCACAAGATTTTACTAAAGTTACTGCTAAACTTCGTGCATTTTTTCAGAGTAAAGGATTTTTAGAAGTTCACACTCAAAATAGACTTAGTATTTTAACAGCATGTGAAGACCCATTTAATATTGGTACATTTACTTATGCAGGTAAAATATGGCCTCTTCCTCAAACAGGTCAAATGTGGTTAGAACATGAATTATTAACTCAACCTGATGTTCCTGGTTTCTTTTGTCTAAGTACATCTTACAGAAATGAAAAGAATCCTATTGATGGAAGACATTGCATGATATTCCCAATGTTTGAGTTTGAATTTGCAGGTGATATGAATGCACTAATGGAATTAGAAATTGAACTCATTACTTATTTAGGATTTAAAGAGTATGCAGTAAGAGAGTATGAAGAACTTTGTGATGAAGAAGGCATTAGTATTATTGACAATGAAATGGAAAACAAACTTTGGCAAGATGTATCTGATGCAGTATTTTTAAGACATTTTCCAGAAAGAACTAATCCATTCTGGAATATGAAAAGAGCTGAAGATAACACTTCTAAAAAGATTGATGTTATTCTTTGTGGTCAAGAAACTATTGGTTCAGCAGAAAGAAGTTGTGATGTAGAACAAATGAGAAAAACATTTTATTCTATTGAAAATGGTAAATATGCTGAAAAACTATTTGATTTATTTAGTCACAACAGAGTAATGGATGAATTAAATGAATTTTTATCTTATAACTTTATCCCAAGAGTAGGTGCTGGTATTGGTATTACAAGACTAATAAGAGCAATGAAAATTATTGGTAGCATATAAGTTTTTGTGTTTTCAGGTCAATTAAAAAGTTCTTGTCCCCTATGTAACTCATGCAAGTCTCCATGTTACATAGGGATTTTTATTTTTACTAACTAAATAACATAAGATGGATATAATTGATGCTTTAAGTAAAATTAAAAAACTTGAAAGAGAAATTGAAGAACTAAAGAAAGAACTTAATAAATCTAAATATGAAGTTAAAATACATAAACAAATAGAAGAAAGATATTTAGATGAATGTGATAGGTTATCTTGTTTAGTTGCTAAGTATGCCCCATTTGAAGATTACGATGAGGTGATTGTTAAACAAAAATAAAAAATTATGAAATGGTTAGTTTTTATTACAATTGCATTATTAACAACCCCTTGTTATTATGTAGAAAAAGAAGTTAAATGTATTGATGCTGCTATTCCAATTGATAAATTTAAAAATTGGAGCATTAATGATAAACTACAATCTGAATGGACTGATGTAGATTGGTTAGCTAAGATGATGATGTCTGAAGTATATGATAGTGTAGAAATTGAAGCAATATATCTTGTTGGTATAACAGCTAAAAATCACAGCATTATAGATAAAACTACAATTACTAAAGCTATTTTAAGACCAGGTTCATTTTCAGGAGTTAATCTTTCCTCCTATATTTGGTGGAAAGCAGAACCTACTGAGATGCATAAAAGATTAGCACTCAGGATAATAGCAGAAGATGTACCTCAACATCTTAAAAAGTTATTTGCTTTTTGTAATCTTAAATTATTATCTCCTAAAACTAAAGCTTGGTTTTTATCATTTAAAGTTTATAAAAATATAAAGGATGTTACCTTTTTTGTTAATGAAAAATTGTAATTTTGTTTTAAATAAAAGAATATCATGGAAATAAAGATTAAAACAAAACATGAAAATGTTGTAATACCAGAATATGCAACTGAAGGAGCTGCAGGATTTGATTTTGTAGCTGATTCATTTATCCAACTATACAATAAACAAACTCCAATATCATTTGATGAAAAGTTAAAGTACTCTATTCAAAAAGGATATTTAGTACTTAGACCTAATGAAAGATTACTTGTTGGTACAGGATTATTTATGGAGATACCTCAAGGGTATGAGTTACAAATTAGAGATAGAAGTGGACTTTCATTAAAGAAAGGAATTAAAGTATTTAATGCTCCAGGAACTATTGATTCTGATTACAGGGGTGAAGTAGGCATTATACTTGCTAATCTTAGTGACAGCTTAGTTAAAATACAACTTGGTGAAAGAATTGCTCAAGGCATTATTGCAAAAGTAGAAAAAGCTATTTTTACTAACAGTACATTATCAGAAACTAAAAGAGCTGATGGTGGATTTGGAAGTACAGGAATTATATAAAGTTGCTCATTCACTTTATTTTTTGGAAGGAAGGGGTGTAGAAATGCACCCTTTTTTTAAATCTTATAATTATGCTAAATATTAAAACTCCAATTTGGGTATTGCTTATTATAGCAATATTATTTTTAGTAGTAACTTGTAATGGTGTACAAAAAGAAAATCGTTTATCAAATCAATTAAATTTATACAAAACATTAGTAGAAGATACTCTTGTACAATTTAAAGATAAGAATGGTGTACTCTCAAGTAAAGTCAAAGTATTAGAAGTTCTCAATAAAAATCAAATATTAGAACTCAATACAAATAAGCAGACTTTAATAAGACTTCAGGAGGAATTAAAAGTACAACAGGGTAGAGTAACAAATTCTGTGGGATTCTCAGGTCAAACAAAATTTGATACAATCTTTAAAACCCAAATAAAATATGTCTATGATACTCTGTTTCAAGAGG